CTATAACCAACAAAATTTATTTGTTGGATGGAATTTCTCGAATATAAAAAAAGCAATGCCCAAAATGTCTGAAGAGAAGAAAGAGCTTGAGGTTCGATCTACTGTTTCCGCTTTAACTTTCCCAAGGACACGACCTGAGAAGCCTGATTATGAACAGCTTCTCTGGGAACAAGACGACAACAGGACTCTCGAAATAATTGACACTGATGCACTTTGTCATCAGGTCAGGAGAACTGTTAGAGAATTGTTTCCCAAAGGTTGGTATACACCTGGAAAGTTCCTCACACCATCAGTGAGTGGTCACTTCTTTAGTAATCGAAATGGGGGAGGAGCCTTAGGGTTCCTTCTCAATTATGAGCTAACAACAAAACTTAAATATCCTACTGCTTTTCCAGTTCATCTTGATGAACTTGGAAGACCTGAGAATATGTTGTTCGATTGCCGTACTAGAAAAGAAGTTGATTTTATGGTTGTTGAACATGAGTCTTTTACTGAACTCATTCGACGACCCGTCTCTGATTTAATTAGTGATGATTGTGCGGATATTGTCTGTGCTTACCTGACAGATATTATCCCTGTGGAGTATGATGTTGTAGGATTCTTAAGAGATCTCAAATCTCAAGTATGTGATGCAAGATTACTATCGCCCGAATTAGCTGAATTAAATGCTGAATTGGAGTTGATGGGCTTGGACGGTTTAACACCTGTACAAGCCTGGGTAGTTTTCCAGCAACGCTGGGTTGTCAAGGCTATAGGATTACTCGAACCTTTTAAAGTTCGTGTGATCACTGGTGGTCCTGAAATCCAATACTACTTTTGCCGCTATATTCAAAAAGCGGTACATGGAAGATTGAGAAATTTAAAGAATTTTCGACTTATCGGTGAGCCTCTCACTGATATTATACTGAATGAAACTCTCTTGGAGAGAAGACCTAATGAGTTCTATGTTAGTGGCGATTATAAAGCTGCTACTAATGAACTTGACCCTCTGCTTTCAAATGCAGGAGGTGATCAGGTTTCTCTCCAGGGTGGTTGGTCAAAATTTTCGACAGATTTATTTGTCGCTAGTTTGACTGGTCACTCTTTTCAGCGTGAAGCACCTGGTGCTTTCTTGCCTGAGAATGATGATGATTTTGTTCCACAACTTTGGGGACAGTTGATGGGATCACCGAGCTCTTTTCCTATACTCTGTATAGTAAATATGGCTCTCTCACGCTATGCTTTTGAACTCTCAGGGTTTAGAGGTAAGCATGAGTGGAGTTGTGTTGATACAGGCATCCTAATTAATGGGGATGATATAGGTTTTGTTGCTGACCAGAAGTTATATGACACGTGGAAACGTGTCACCAAGG